ATAACGCCCACCGCTGTGTAATCTTCCAGTAAGTCATTAACCGCAGGGTGCGAAACAATGACTGTTGCTGACGATTGTTCCGCTGCGTTCGTGGTTGCTGAGGTGGATTTGGGGAGCTTTGTTACCGTATCCACTGCCTCGCTGAGCGCTGACGTACGGATGGCCTGCGCAACGTAATTTCGCTGTTCAGTTCTGGCCTGAGTACTGGCACTGTCTGTTTTCCAGACTCCGCGCGGAGCAAGTCCTTTATCGAGGATGATGCCGCTCAGACCTTTGACCATTGATATCAGGTCGGTGACATTTCCTGTCAGTTTGGTGCCTGCGCGCCACATGGTCTGAAGCTGATTGACGAAATTCATGCCACTGGACGGTGGCATCAGCAATACAGACAAATCACCCTGTATCAGACGGGATGCTGCGCTAATACCGGAATCCACGTACTGCATGGCGTCAGTAACGGTATCGAACATCTCCGTTGCATCATCCAGTACACCGTTTTGTGTGAAATCTGGCAGGCCGTCCAGCCCAAATGCCTCAAATGCTGATGACAGGAAATCATCCATCAGCGCTGCGGCGCCCGTCAGCTTCGCTCCGGTTGCAATGCCAGCTTTGGGGAATGACAACTCGCCCGACTCGATGAAGCTGAAGCTGACGCGGCACATGCGGCCTTCGTCTTTGGTATGGCTTACGCGGACTTCATCCGTAACGGTGACGGTCATTTCGCCGTAAAAAGGATGAACGAGTGTGCAGCTTCCGGGCTTCTCAACCGCTTCGATCAGCCTGTTGCGCTGCTCAAAGTAGTCATCACCGACAAGATACGCCTGAACACTAAAGCGCCGCGTTGCACGCCCCATATCTTCAGCCCATGGCTTATCGCGGTTGGGGTATTCATGGACCTGCACGCGTCTGCCGAAAGTAGCTTCATCCTCATCTACCTTAAACGGGACACCCCGCAGCGAGGCATCCTGCAGATTATCAATCCAGCTCATGCGGTCTCCGGGCAATAAAAAACCCGCCGGAGCGGGTTACTGGTTAGAGAAGCGGTTATATCCGACATCATAGTTAAGCCAGGGTAGTGTGTTACCCGCTGGCGCAACGCGCATGCCGGGCGGCGCATTATCGAATGTTACCTTCAGCTCACCCTGCTGTGGCCGCGAAAGTGGCACGGCTGACTGATAGCCCGGCCCACCCTGCTGATTGTTATACCAGCCTCCGGCATTCCAGCGGTTTTTGAGGGATTGCCAGAAGGATGTTGTGCCGTCCTTTTCAGTAACTGCATCAGCGATATCGTTCAGCTTTTTGAAGATGTAAATCGCAACGCCGATGGACACTGTCAGCGCACCGAGTGATGCAATCTGCGCCAGCACGCCGGAAAGTGAAGTGGCTGTTATGAGCGCGGTTTTAAGAGTGCCAACGGTGCGCACGGTGAATACGCCTGCCATGACGGCGCTGACACCCTCAATTGTGCTCTTCCAGCCACCCATCGCTTCCACGACATCATTCACGTCTTGCCATACGGCTTTAACAACCGGGCCAACCTGGTCCCAGTTGCTGACAATAAGGCTCCCACCCAGCACCAGCAGCGAAACCAGCTTGCCCATGGTGGACATCTTCAGCACGGTTTCAAACATCTTCACCGCCTTAACGGCTATACCCACAGCAGAGGCAGTACCCAGCAATGTCAGGCCAAACTTAAAGGTACCGCGAACCATCTCGGGGTTGGATTTGGTGAACTGCCTGAACTGTTCGACCATTGGCTGAACTTTCTGGGTCAGCCTCACTATATCGGGCAGAAACATATCCCCAATGGTTATGCTGGCAGCACTGAACTGGTTTTTAAGCAACTGAACGGAGTTTGCCGTTGTGGCCGCGCGCGACTCATACTCCTTCTGCATCGACCCTGCATACTGCTGTGCATCCGCAACGCGGTTGAAGTTGGTGCGCAGTAAGTCCAGGTTCGTAAGCAGAGGGGCGATCGCACCAAGCGACTCTTTACCAAACAGCGCATTCATGACCGCTGCCTGTTTGTCTTTTGGCACCTTAGCCAGAGAGTCCAGCACCTTCAGCATCGCGGCGCGGGAATCCTTCTGCATGTCGGCTGCTAGCTGGCCCGGATCAATCTTTATAAACTTCAGCGCTTTCTTCTGTGATGCCGTGGCTGATTTGCCGGAGGTAAGTGAAAGCATGAAGTTTTTGATGCCCGTTGCGGCTATCTCAGACTCCACGCCCATACCGGCGATGGTTGCGCCCATCGCGGCAATCTCACCTGACGCCACGCCTGCAACGCCACCAAGAGGACCGATACGGGTAACGATGTCGGAAATCTTTTGTGCATTGGCAGGGCCAGTGTTACCCAGGTAGTTAATTTTATCGGCGAGAACCACCACGCCATCCTGCGTCATTTTGAACGCGGTTCGCCACTGTGCCATCATCTGGCCAGACTCTTCTGCGGTCTGATCAAATGCCACGCCCATCTTCACCGCATCGCTGGCAAACTGCATCAGGTCTTTACGCGCAATACCCGCCTGGCCGCCAGCCGCAACGATCTGCGCAATGCCGTTCGCAGCCATTGGTAACCGAGTAGAGAGTTTGAGCACATCCTCACTCATCTCTTTAAACTGTTGCGGGGTGTCAAAGTTGACGACTTTGCGAACGTCTGCCATCTGCGATTCGAAATCCATCGCCTGGCTGATTGGTACTGCAAACGCGGAGGTTAGCGCGACGCCCATAGCCGCCGCGTTGACCATGATATTTTTGGCTTCCTTTTGAAAGCCTTTAAGATTTCTGCTCATCCCCTTCAGTGGACCTGAAAGCTGGTCCACTGCCGTGATGATCGCCTTCAGCTGAAAACTATCTGCCACGGTTTATTTCCTCAGAGATGCGGACAGCCTCAGCTTCCATTTCCAGGAACTTGCTGAGGCTGACATTTTTCAGTTCAAGCGGATTTATGCGCCAGAAGTGGGCGGTGTTGTAGAGTCGCTTCCTGAACTCTCTCCCGCTTCCGACCCCGTAAAAAAACCCACGATCGTCATTGACGCCATAAAGATATCCTTAAGCGCCATTTTGGCCGCCGAAGAGCGCGGGATGGCGGCAAGCACAGGGATATATTTCAGCGTGACGCGTGAATCCAGCTTCATTTCACCGGACTCGTTGTAGCTGAATGGGATACCAAACTGCTCAACTTCGTCGTAAGTTGGCTCGCGGATTTCCAGCACATGCAGCGTCTCATTTGCCGCCACAACAGGTTTAGAAAGCATCAACTCTTTCACTGGTAGAATCCTTCTGAGCCGTGAAATTCAAGGTCAACCGTGCCCTCTTCAGCGTTGTGGTTGGCCTCACCAAACAACCAGGCTTCGGTCAGAACATACACCTGACCGTTCGCCAGCTCAGCAGTACCAGTCATGTTGTCGGACCCTGTGATTTTGCTGAGCGGGAATCCCTTAGGCACTTTGAAAGTGCCTTTGATAAAGGGCGCGCGGTGCGTTTCTTTACGATCAACTGAACCATCCAAACCGATCACATCATCGTTTACCCTGGTGTTCATCGGCACTTCAATGCCACCCGTCAGCGACAGCTGAAGGCCGTCGAGTTTGAAATATGTGGTACCAGCAATACGGGCCATTATTCGCTCTCCTCGCTGTATTGCAGACGGAACTGATTAACCAGCGCAAAGACGCGCAGCTGATTAACGTAGTCAGGCGGGAACAGCACATCAACGCGGTTTGGATTATCCGCATTACGCTCAACCACCAGATAGGTTTTGAACAGGTCAAAGTTTTCAACGATGGCTGACCGCTCCATCTGTTTGTAAACGGAGCACATCTCACCTTTGATAACAGCAGGCGTCACCACGGCCTGACCGTCACCGAAGCGGGTTCCGTCATTGGCCAGTTTATGGCGCGGATACTTTGAAGTGATCACGCTCTTGAGCTCGCGCAGTACATAAGCGCTGGTATGAAGCGTTTCACTGTCGAGATAGCTGTTATCAGCCACGCCGTAACTGTTCTGCTGATAGGTTGTGATATCGCGCTGAATGCGCAGCACACCGCCTTCAGCATAGGACGTTGCAATCCCATGCGTCAGCAGAGACTGCTGCTCAGAAAGAATGAAGCGGCTCCCCTTTGGTGCCGGCAATGCCCCGGTCAGCTCACCGGTTTGGGTCGGGCGCGCAGGATCGTTACGGATAAATACTGCATTGCGTGCGGTACGCATCGCCACCAGCTCATCGCAGCAGGTTTGCGTGGACACTTCATAACCCGCTACGGTGATATGCTGGTTGTTCATGGTGTCGCCAAAAGCAACCAGTTCGGAAAGCGTACCGGTTTTAGCCGTATAAACGTGGCCATAAAGCTGACGCGCATAGCTCCAGCGGCCTGAACCGTCATTCATCTCCAGCGCCATCGTAGCGAGAGAGGCTGAATCGCTGAACGGAAGCCCGATGAAATCAAATGGCTCATCGCCCATAGCAGCAATGGTGTCGGTAAGGTCCGGTGAACCGGTGCCGCCAGCCAGCGCGGTGATGGTCACGGTAATGCCGTCAGGTGTAGTTTCACCGCCAACTGTGCCGTAATAATTCAGCATCAACGGGATGTCGTTCCCGGTCAGCCCCTTATGGCGCGCTTTGACTGAAACTTTGCCGTCAGTAGCTGTCGCGGTTACAGGCAGGCTGGCATTCGCGTTGATAGCGGCTGCCAGCGTAGTAGCAACATCAGCAGCCTCATCGCCGATAACCACGGCGGCCTGCACGCGCTCAACCCCGATATACAGGCTGAGCGTCCCTGACGCCTGCGCGGTGCCTGCAATAACTACTGAGCCAGCAGCCTGCGCACCCGTTGGTTCACCCACAGCCAGAATCCACAACTCACCAAAGGGGTCAATGGCACGATAGCGCTTGACCATACGGTGCAACTGGCTGCCGAAGCCGCAGATTTTACCGGCAAGATCGGCTGATGGCATGATAGTGAGCGTGTTCTTAACAATCGTGCCCGTAGTCGCCACGGTACCAATAAGCAGCGCCGGGCCGCCTGAACTCGCGCTGTTCGCCTGGCTGGCATCCATCTCTGCCCAGAACAGCGGCACGCGGATATCAGAAGGCACCTGATTAAAGCTGACAGTCATCACTCGCCACCTTGTTTAATTGCGTCTTTTGCAGAGGTTTTGCTTTCTGCTTTGACTTCCGTAACATCTCCTGCCTTGATACGGCGGAGCCAGTAAGTGCTCATCTCGACGTTTCGCCCTTCTTTGGGCAATAGGTCGCCACGGGCTGGATCAGGAACTGATCGCCCGGCAACAGGTTTTAGTTTCATTGGTTACTCGCTGAGGTTGACCCGAAGTTTGTGTTCGATGATGCCGTCTGGTTTCTGGTCTTTGCCGATGAAGTCCACGTCGACAACAATTTCTTTGAATTCATCCAGGGCATTGAGATCGTCCTGCTGGCGCGTCATCTCGCCAGTAATTTCACGCGTCAGCATGAACTCAAACTGGTAATAGAGGCGGCCACGATCCATATCCAGAAGCTGGCCACCTGAATACGCCACCGGACCCGCTTCCTCATCCGGTTCCCAGCCCAGCAGGGCTTTCCAGATTTCGCCCCGGACATCATGCACCGCGTCATAGCCTGATGCCTGCCCGCGTTCGTCGCGGGTATTGTCCAGCACAACGACAACTGCAAAACCTTCGGTCACGTTCTGCCAGTAGTCGGTCAGTGACTTTTGTTCGGCAGTAACGTCTTCAGTAGGTACCACGTAAGCCGCGGGTAACTTCATTTTTCCGGTTTCAGGAATGGCTTTGAATTCCGCCGCGCCGGCCACGTTGCCTGCAAAGCGCGGACATCGCGCGCGAAGCGCAGCTATAATAAGAGACAGCTTCATTTCTTTTTCCTTTCAGGCCTGAGGGAGGTTCGCAGCGCCCTTCTGAGGACGTAACTCGTCCAGCTCTTCCGGGACTCAAGCACTTCCGCCATATAGTTCTTGCGCGGTGCAATACGCCATCCGTTACCGCCTGATTTACCTTTATGATGGCTTTTAGCGCGCTTGGCTCCGCGCCTGACCCCATAGAAGAGAAACGCCGGATAGAAATCGCCGTCAATGAGCCGGTTGCCTTCGCCCCGCTTCTGGTTGGGCGCAATTCGAACCATCATGCCTGGACGATTTTTTGATGCCCGGGGAACGTAGTAACCGATTGAGCGCGCCAGCCGGCCAGTGCTATATCCCGGATTCTCGCCCGGTGATGAACGACCACGACGCATCACCAGCCGGCGGGCGTCACGCATATGCACCTGGCCTATTTTCACGAAGGCCTTACGCATTTTGGCTCGGTTAAAAACGAGCTCTTTTGGCTGGTCGAAATCGACGTGCAGAAGCGGCTTAGCCATACATCTCTCCATCACGCTCTACCGCGCCTAATTCTTCGCACTCCATCAGCAGATAACGGCCAGCTGAATTGAGATCGCGAAGGCGCTTTACCCGGTAGATGTTGCCGCCATACACCACCTCAAAATCCGAAGTGATGCCCTGGCGAAAACGGATCGTGATGTAATGAGTAATGATGTCATCAGCCTGAATGGATTCGTGATAGGTTGTGGCCCCCACCTGACGGACCTTTGCCCACACATCCTTTTCATTCTGATAAACCGGCTCTACGCCATAATCTGCGGCAGCCTGATCTATGCGCTGCCGCAGATGAATGCGCTTGTTGAGCTCACCGGGGTCGGGGAGCGTGAATACAGCGCTGGTATTTGATGACCGTAACAGCATATCAGTACCCCGACACAGGCAGGCGGCGTGAATAGAGAAGAAACTCAAACGCCTGAGGCGTCTCAGTCATCTCCAGTTCGGACACAGAGCTGCGGTGCTCATACCAGTGACTGACCAGCATCAGCAGAGCAAGGCGAATATCCTCGGTGATCACAATGCCGTCAGTATCAAGCGGGGCAATGTCGTCCACTGTTTTATAGAGATTGCGGTTAAGGTAGGTCACCGCCTTAGCCTCTGCAGCCAGGGCAAATAATTCCAGCAGTCGATCTTCTTCCGTAAAATCATTTTCCAGCCGGCATTGCTGTTTAATTTCGTCGAGCGTCAGCAGCATGGCCTGCCCTTATTTTTTGGCTTTATCCTTCGCTTCAGCTGCTGCTTTCGCTTTGGCTTCTGCGTCCGCTTTTTCTTTAGCCTCAGCCTCGGCTTTTTCCTTTGCTTCAGCTGCTGCTTTCGCTTCGGCATTATCCATTTCACGCGCATAGCCTTTTTTTACCAACTCGCGTCCATGCTGCTCAGTAGTCTCCAGCGTGCCACCTTCAGGAATAACCACCCCTTCGTGATAATTCGGGCGAATGAGAGTTAGTTTCATAATACTCTCTCCGGGTAGCGGCCCGGGGGCCGCTGTCATCGATTACGCGCCAGCCGGAGCAGGAGCAGTGAACGAGCCGTAAATAAACGCTTCAGGACGTTTAACCGCCAGCGCCAGACGTTCCTCACAGCGAATTGAGATCATGTTTTTCTCAAAGTCGTCGGCGTTTTCAGTGGAAATAACCACGTTTGCTTCTTCACGATCAAACAGCTGAGCAGCGGCATTAAACGCACCGGTCAGGAATTTGCCCTGGAATGCAGCGGTTTCGGTTGCCACGACTGGAAGCCCCCACAGCGTTGGGCCGGTTAACGCCGCAGGGTTCGCCAGAATGTAGCGGCCCAGGGTGTCTTTGGTCAGCTCGATTTTTGCCCAGTCCATAAAGTGCAGCACATGACCTGACGCCGGGAAGCGCGCCAGTTGTGCCTGCAACATCGCCAGACGTAGATCGTCGATACCGTTCTGCTGAGCAACTTCAAACGCCGCTTCATAAACAGTAGCCTGCGGCACGATGCCGTGAAGGTGAGCGCCTTCAGTGCCGTCACCAAAAAGGATTTCCTGCTCTTCGACATACTTAAGCCCAAACCGCATTTCTGCATCAATAGTAGATTGCAGCTGAGGCATGTCATCGAGAATCTGCTTGGCTGCTTTGAACATATGCGCAATGGTTACTACCGGTGTGATTTTGGTTGCGAACTTGATACCGCTGTATGGCTTGACTGTACCTTCAGGTACAACTTTCGCCGCGTTGGTAAAGCCGGTCTGTTGCACCCAGAAAATTGCCGGTGAAGAAGTGTTGCCAGGAGCAATAAGATCGCGAATAAACAGTCGTTGCTTTGGCTGAGCATCGATGCCCGGCAGGCGTTGTGGTTCAACCACACCATCTGGCACATCAGCCGACAGAAGAGCAGCTTTAACAGGAATACTCAGACGGCGGTTACCTTCAATACTGGCAGCGAATGCTTTCAGTGCTTCGCTACTGACCACGGTTTGGCCAACGGTTTCTACAACTTTTTTCGCATTCGCCAACGGCATCTGCGCAACGTGCTGCTCCAGATCGCCCAGCGCCGCCTTCAGCGTTTTTTCTGCTTCACGCATGGCGTTGAGCTCACTCGCCATTTTATCTACTGCCGCTTTGGTCTCGGCTGAAAGCGAACCAGATTTTTTTGCCTCGCTCAGTGCCTCTTCAGCCTTCGCGTTAAACTTGCTGCTGGCTTCGTTGATGCTGGCGGTAACCTGTTTTAGTACTTCATTTACTTCAGACATTTTTAATCCTTATTTGCCGAACGCGGCCAGCGCGTTTTTAAGTTGAGCCATATTTTCGGGGTTGATTTCGTCGGTAGCGCCCGGCATACCTTCGTGAGTGACAGCAGCGCCAGACTTGCTGCCGGTTAATGCTTTGAGAAGTTTTCTGCGTTCAGAACGTGGCGCATCAGTTTTTGCCAGCATGGCGTCCAGCTTGCGCAGCGCAGCTGCCGGACTGTCGTCGCCGTCAGCAATCTCATCTGCCGCAAGCAGGCGGTCTGCGAAACCCTTTTCAACCGCATCGCTGCCGCCGATATAGGTTTCCGCATTCATCATCGCCTCAATGGCTTCGCTGCTTAGCCCGGTACGGGCGCCATAGATATCGTTCATTGCTTTATCAAACGGTTCCATGTCAGCTGCCACCTGCGCCAGGTCGTGACGGTTGCCCATCGCATATACCCAGCAGTTATGGATCATCAGGAAAGCACCCCGACCAATCTGGACCTCATCACCGGCCATCGCGATAATCGACGCAGCAGATGCAGCAAGGCCCAGCACCTTGACTGTGACCTTCCCTTCGTACTCACGTAGCAGGTTGTAAATCGCCAGGCCTTCAAACATGTCGCCGCCAGGCGAATTGATATTCACGGTCACGTCAGCACCGCCGATTGAGCGGAGCGCGGCCGCGATACGACTGGCGGTAACGCCATCGCCGTACCAGTCAGCGCCAATGACGTCGAACACCGAAATACTATTGTCATCACTCTTTGCGGCCTTAATGCCGCCGTTCCAACGATCCATTGCAGAAGACGGCAAATCGCGATTTTCGCGCGCAAAAGGCCGCCCCTCCGGCGCTGCCGGAAGACTTTTTACTGTCATTGGGGATGCTCCTAAGCCGCCTGTTTAAGCGGTGATTGTTCGAAAGGAATGTCCGGGAAAACCGCGTTGTGAACTTAGCGCAACAGCGTAGCCCTTGTGGCGGTGCTGTTTTTGCGCAGGTCTTCAAGTGGTGTCAGGTTCAGCTGTACGGTGTAGATATCACCACCCTCAATCGGCGGCAGGTTCTCCAGGCGGCGCACGTCATTACGTGACATCCACCCGTTCTGAAGCGCTGTGGTGTAATAAGCGGAGCGTCCGGCACTGTCGGCACGCAGCAGACCTTCTACGGAGAACTCAGCAAATAAGTCTTCATCGCCATTAAGCAGGCAGCGTGAAATCTCCTGCTCGATGTTCACCAGCATCGGGCGCAGCGTATTGGTCAGGAACAGCAGGTTCGTGCCCTCAACGCTGG